GCCGCTGTCTGCATGAGAAGGGGCTTCCTGCGGCGCGTGAAGTATCGGCGGCATACACGGCGGCACTGCAGGAGAGTGCCGAGAAGGAGACAGGATGGTGCAGATTCCGCGACCGCATCTTCCTACCGTTCGTCATCGACGGCGCGATCTGGATGACGGGCAAGATGCTCGAGCGCATGACCACTCCTCATTCTGTGAAATGATGATACTCTGTGGTTTATCTCACTGAAGCTATGGGTGTATACAACAGAATCCGCTTGCTAGTTACTCCAACTAGAGGGATGAATGTAATGACCAAAGTACATGAAGGAGGTAATCACCATGAAGGTCAATTACAACATCCAAAAGGAAGAGCGCAAGGCGATGGTTGCGGCAGTCGGCAAGGCAGTCAGCGAAAAAACCGTCTACTGCGGCGCACCGAGTTTTTCCTACAAGGTCGGCGCATTTGAGATCACGAAGGATGGCAACCTTTGCTTCGACGATGCCCTTGACGAAGCGACAGTTGCGCGTGTGCGTACGGCACTGCGCGAGGCGGGCTTCACGTCCGAGAATTGGGAGAACGAGGCTTCCTGCGCGGACACAGGGGCGAATGAGCCGATCCCGACGGAAGCGGCAGAGATCGAGTCGAGCCAGACAGAAGCCGTCGAAGATAATGTGCTAGTCCAGATGGGAACGCCGGCAGAACCTGCTCCGACAGAGGAAACCCTCACGGAATCCGGCGAGGACAGCCTTTCCATCAGCCTTCCACGTAGCCTTTTCACCGAAACGGCACTGCAGAATCTCGACGCACTCCTTCTGAGCAAGGGGCGGCTGATTCGCCACGCTTTCGACATCAGGGAGGTAACCTACACGCTGACCGATGGCCGCATCACCGTTGCATGGTTGCACGGCACGATCACCGACGAGACGGCAAAGGCATACGCTGAGTTCATCAGTAAACTCTGCCTGATGGCGCGGACGCAGAAGCGCGTCACGGCAAAGGAGAAGATTGTGGATAACGAGAAATACGCATTCCGCTGCTTCCTCCTGCGCCTTGGTATGATCGGAAGCTCCTACAAAGAGTCGCGAAAGATTCTTCTGCAGAACCTTACGGGCAGCAGCGCGTTCAAGAGCGGACATCGGAAAGGAGCTGAGAGTTATGCGGTTTCCGAGTAGAGAGCAGATCGCCGCACTTCGAGAGCGGTATCCGCGCGGGACACGGGTGGAACTCCTCGGAATGGACGATCCGCAAGCCCCGCCGATGGGAACGAGGGGCAAGGTTCTGGGTGTTGATGATGCGGGGCAGATTCTTGTCCGGTGGGAGACAGGATCGTCACTCAGCCTTATCCTCGGCGTGGACTCTTTCCGCATCGTGCAGAAAGGCGGTCAGTCATGAACGAGAAGGTTTTCTCGCAGATCATGGACATCCGCGATTCGGGGCGGGTGAATATGTTCGATGTTCCCGGTGTTCAGCGGATAGCGTTCGAGATGGGCTTCTACGAACTGGTCTGCTTCATCGAGGAAGACCGTGCGGCGTATGTACGGTTTATCCTCACAGGCGAATAATAGCCGATAGCTTCAGCGATTCAGCACAGCCTTTCGGGGCTGTGTTTCTCTTGAAAAATAAGTGTGGTTTATCCGAAATATGACTTGCTATATTCCTCGTTTAGAGACATATATGTAAATGACCGAAAGGCACAACCTACACAAAGGAGGAACACAAAATGAGGAACGCAGAAGCAAGATGGCCGAAGACCACCACGATGGAGCACCTCGATGAGATGCGGTTTGGGACGAGCGGCGCAATCCTGCGCTAACGGCGAGCAGATCCTTGTCGTCGGGATGGAGTGTTGGGGCTCCACGCAGCCGTCTACGAGATGGTCGAAACGCCGGAGGAGACAGGCTTTGCGGACATCGAATGCCGCCTGAACCTCGTCGAAGCCACCACGGAGCTTTTCGAGGACGGCGGGCACGCGATGGCATGGTGCATGAAGTGCATCTAAGCCGCGCCAAACAACAAAACAGCCCTTCGGGGCTGCTTCTCGTTTCTGTGTTTTTGAGTCGCTGAGAGCGGCTCTTTTTTGATGGGGGTGATTGCTTGCGGAAACTGAGGGACTACACACCGACGAAGTTCATGGCAGAGGACGCACACTATGACAAAGCCGCTGCGGACTATGCCGTGGGATTTATTGAGTGCCTGTGCCATACGAAGGGGACGTGGGCAGGAAAGCCCTTCGAACTCATCGACTGGCAGGAGCGCATCATCCGAGACGTCTTTGGAATTTTGAAGCCGAACGGCTATCGCCAGTTCAACACGGCGTATGTTGAGCTGCCCAAGAAACAGGGAAAACAGTTGGCTCTCGACACGAAAATCCCTACACCAAGCGGGTTTACAACAATGGGCGACATTCGCGTGGGAGATACCGTTTTTGATGAAAACGGACAGCCCTGCCGTGTTGTTGCCAAAAGCGATGTGGATGATACGGAGCAAGCCTATCGGCTGACCTTCCGTGACGATTCGTCCATCGTCGCGGGAGAGCGACATCTCTGGAATGTGGATCACATCATCGGGAAGCCGCAATCCGTCCTTTGGACAACGGGCGAAATCTACCGTCAGACGATGGAATATCGTGAGCGGTATAGGGGGAATGCAAAAGATGTGCATCGCTCCATCATCCGAATCCCTGCGGCAAAGACGCTGCAGATCGAGGGAAGAAACCTGCCCGTTGCTCACTCCTGTTTTCATTATCTGGCAGATATTGAGCCGCTCTCAGATAGAGTCCCCATGCAGTGCATTCAAGTGGACAGCGCAAGTCACTGCTATCTGGTAGGAGAATCCTTCGTTCCAACCCACAACAGTGAGCTTGCCGCCGCTGTTGCACTCCTCCTTTGCTACGGTGACGGTGAGGAGCGTGCCGAGGTGTATGGATGTGCCGCTGATCGTCAGCAAGCGAGTGAAGATTCTCACCTCCCAGAAGCGGATGGTGTATCTGCCGACGAACAGCTTCTATCAGGTGCTTTCGGCAGAGGCGTACTCGAAGCACGGTTTCAACATTCACGGCGTTGTGTTTGACGAACTCCACACGCAGCCGAACCGCAAGCTCTTTGACGTTATGACGAAAGGCTCCGGTGATGCACGAATGCAGCCGCTCTACTTCCTCATTACCACAGCGGGGACGGATACGCAGTCCATCTGCTACGAGACGCACCAGAAAGCGAAGGATATTCTGGAAGGGAGAAAGATTGATTCAACCTTCTATCCTGTCATTTACGGAGCGAAGGAGGATGAGGACTGGACAGACCCGGAGGTCTGGAAGCGGTCGAATCCGTCGCTTGGTATCACGGTCGGCATTGACAAGGTACAGGTAGCCTGTGACTCCGCACGGCAGAATCCTGCCGAGGAGAACAGCTTCCGACAGCTTCGACTGAATCAATGGGTCAAGCAGTCCGTGCGGTGGATGCCGATGGATAAATGGGATGCGTGCTCCATACCCGTGAATGCAGAAGCCCTCACGGGGCGTGTCTGCTACGGCGGTCTTGACCTTTCTTCCACGATGGACATTACGGCGTTTGTACTCGTGTTCCCTCCGACGGAGGAGGATGAACCGTTTGCCGTACTTCCGTACTTCTGGATTCCCGAGGAGAACATTGACCTTCGTGTACGGCGCGACCATGTTCCCTATGACGTGTGGGAGAAGCAGGGATCCCTCATGACCACAGAAGGAAATGTGGTGCATTACGGTTTCATCGAGGTATTCATCGAGAAACTGTGCGAAAAGTACAACATCCGCGAGATTGCGTTCGACCGATGGGGCTCGGTGCAGATGGTGCAGAATCTTGAAGGGATGGGCTTCACCGTCGTCCCGTTTGGGCAGGGCTTCAAGGATATGAGTCCGCCGACCAAGGAACTGATGAAGCTGACGCTGGAAAAGAAAATAGCGCATGGAGGACATCCCGTCATGCGCTGGATGGCAGACAATATCTTCATTCGCACCGATCCTGCAGGAAACATTAAGGCGGACAAGGAGAAATCTACGGAGAAGATCGACGGCGTGATTGCGCTTATCATGGCACTGGATCGTGCGATTCGGTGTGGGAACGATATGTCCGCATCCGTCTATGACGAGCGAGGAATTTTACTTCTGTGAGAAGAACTCTTGTTTATGTGGGGGAAACACCTCAGAGAGGTGTAGAATACTGCTTAAAAAGACGGCATCTATCTATTTGGCAGAAAAGCCTCTGCTGGAACGGAGCAACCTTTTGGAATGATGATGAAATCATCATCGAACGTCGCAGTAGCAATCTTATGGAGAATCTGAAACTCACCGCGAATCACCGTAATGGTGCCGTCAAGGATTTTTACCAATGGGTCGATATAGTTCTTTACTTCCTGTACGTTGTAGCATCCGGTATCAATGATATAGAATTCGTTGAAGCCTTTGTACAGCTGCCGCAAATAGGTTTTGGCCGCCTCTTTCCCCATATTAGCTGTCAATTTTTCCAAGTCTATATCAGATTCTTTGGAAAAATTCATCCAACTTGCCGTGAAATAAATGCCACGAATATTTCTTTTTAGGGCATTCAGATCCTTGCCGGAGAGCAGAATATCGAGACAGTCCCGTGTGCGAGGCAAGATGATTTCCGCTGTTTTTGACTCAAGACCGGCTGTTCCGCCTCCGCACCGACTGACACAAAGAACGATACGATGCACATGGGAAAGATGATCGATCTTGTCTTGTAAATATCGGTGTAGTTCTTTGGGATCGTTATGCAGATGTCGAGGCAGGAAACAAACTGATGCCTTGGACGCGTTGCATTCCAGTGCTCTTTTTAATTCCTGCGCCAATGTGGGGCAGGCGAGAATAACGGTTTGGGGCATAGCAGCAATCTCCTCGACAATCTCAATGCGCTGACGATTTTCTGTATTGATGGATTTTACATGATTTTTATAGTCTGTCCAAGTTTTCATTGTACCGACTTCTCTTGGGCTGCATACAGGCATCCATTATAGGCATCAAATTAAATTAAGATAATCTCGTCGTCCATCGACAACAGCATAAATGGTTATGATGCTGTTTTCTTTGTCAACCTTGTAAAATACAAGCTGTTTTTCTACAATCAACACGCGATAGCCTCTCGTACGAAGTGCAGCGTAACGGGGCAGAGAGCCGCTTTCAGGAAAGTCTGCCAAGCGATGGATCTCTCCCTCCAAGCGAGTTAAGAACTCTAGTGCTGCATCGACGCTCCCTGTGAGCTCTGCGCGGTAGAGAACAATATCTCTCAGCTGGTCATTTGCTTTTGCTGTCCGTAAAATCTGATAGCGCACGGTTATTTCCTCGTAAGCAATTCTGCACGGAGCGCATCGAAACTCTCCTCTATTGGGGCAATTTGACCATTTCGAACATCTTCTTCCGCTTCACCGAGAATTTCAAGCAGCTCGATACGGGCTTTCATCTGCTGATACTGCTCATAGCCGAGAGACACCGTATCTCCACGTCCATTTACGGTGATAATTACTGCCTTTCGATCTTCACGGCATTGCCGAGAGATTTCGCTGTATCTGCTGCGTAGATCAGCCGAAGGGTGAATCGTTTCTGCTAATGATGGCATAAAAATCCTCCTATCTTTATAGTCATATTATACATGAATTTGTCTATTGTCAAGAAGACAAGTTTGAAGAAAATGTAAGGAGAATCCTATGAACCTATTCAGCAAACTCTTCCGTTCGCGGGACAAGCCCATGAATCATCTCGGCGGCTTGTCCTTTTTGTTTGGTCAGACGGCGGCGGGCAAGGCGGTCAACGAACGGACGGCAATGCAGACAACGGCGGTTTATGCCTGTGTACGCATCCTCGCAGAATCCATCGCAGGGCTGCCCCTTCATGTTTACGCCTACCAAGGGCAGGGAAAAGAGCGCGTGCCGCAGCATCCGCTATATTTCCTGCTCCACGATGCGCCGAATCCCGAGATGACGAGTTTCGTCTTTCGTGAGACGCTCATGGCACATCTCCTCCTCTGGGGGAATGCTTACGCACAAATTTTGCGGGATGGCAGGGGCAAGGTTCTCGGCCTTTATCCTCTCCTCCCGGACAAGATGGAAGTCAGCCGCGACAGTCGCACGGGTGAACTCTACTACATGTATACGAGAAGCACGGAGGAGAATCCAAACTTTACGGATAAGGGACAGATTCGGCTGCGGTGTGAGGATGTGCTCCACATTCCGGGACTTGGATTTGACGGACTTGTGGGCTATAGCCCAATCGCTATGGCGAAGAACGCAATCGGCATCGCGCTTGCGACCGAGGAATACGGCGCGGCGTTCTTCAAGAACGGAGCGCGTCCGGGCGGCGTGCTTGAACATCCGGGCGTGCTCAAAGACCCGTCGAAGCTCCGTGAGAGCTGGCATGCCGTCTACGGTGGTACGATGAACACGGGCAGGATTGCCGTCCTCGAGGAGGGCGTGAAGTATCAGCAGATTGCCATACCGCCCGAGGAGGCACAGTTCCTTGAAACACGAAAGTTCCAGATCGACGAGATTGCACGGCTCTACTGTGTGCCGCCACATATGGTCGGGGATTTGGAGAAATCTAGTTTCTCAAACATCGAGCAACAGTCCTTGGAGTTCGTTAAATACACCTTGAATCCGTGGGTGGTGCGGTGGGAGCAGTCGCTTCAAAAGGCATTGCTGACGGATAAGGAGCGGAAGGACTACTTCATCCGCTTCAACGTGGACGGGCTGCTGCGCGGGGATTACAAGAGCCGTATGGAGGGATATGCCATCGGGCGGCAGAACGGGTGGCTCTCGGCGAACGACATCCGCAGTCTCGAGGACATGAATCCGATTGAATCTATCGAGGGCGGCGATCTCTATCTCATCAACGGGAATATGACGAAACTGAGGGACGCAGGGCTGTTTGCCGGCAGTCAGAAGGGAGTAAGTGATGAAACGTAAATTTTGGAACTGGGTACGGAACGAGGGAGAGAAGCGAATCTTGCTTCTGGACGGTGAAATCTCGGACGAAACGTGGTGGGGCGATGAAGTCACACCTCAGATGTTCCGCTCTGAGCTGAACGCCGCAGAGGGAGATATTGACCTCTGGATCAACTCGCCGGGCGGGGACTGCTATGCGGCGGCACAGATCTACAATATGCTGATGGAATATCCCGGCGAGGTCACGGTCAAGATTGACGGGATTGCCGCTTCTGCCGCATCCGTTGTAGCAATGGCAGGAATGACCGTTGAGATTTCTCCCTTGGGGATGTTGATGATCCATAATCCGATGACCGTTTCCATCGGAGATACGCACGAGATGGAGCGGACGATCACGTTCCTCTCCGAGATCAAGGAGAGTATCATCAACGCCTACGAGATCAAGACGGGACTGTCCCGTGCGAAGATTTCACGGCTGATGGATGCCGAAACGTGGATGAACGCAAAAAAAGCCGTGGAACTTGGGTTTGCGGATTCCGTTCTCTATGCGGACGTTCAGCGTCCTATGACGGATACGGCAGACGGGCTGATCTTCTCCCGTGCCGCCGTCACGAACTCCCTGCTCTCGAAATTCGGGCAGGGGACACACAATGTCGACGTAGAGCCTCTGAAAAGACGGCTCTTTTCTATTTCACACTAATGGAGGGACAAGAACATGGATAAGATCATGGCAATGCGCGAGAAGCGTGCAGAAATGTGGGAACAGGCAAAGCAGTTTCTGGATTCTCACGA